CGCGACCCCGACCGCGCCCACCTACGATATTGAGTCCGCCTCATCGCTCTACGGCGAAGGCACTTTCGATTTGCGCCGCTCCAACAAAGACCCACTTCGTGGGCAGACGCTGCGCATCGGCCCAGTCCGCAGCGTCCCAAGGCCCCGTATCGTACACGATTGAGGGGTCCTCAATCTTGATGCCTTCCTCGGTAACCTCAACGAGCTTACCCGCGTACGCATAGGACGCCGCCATCACATAAACGTATTTGCCAATTAGGGTGTACATGATTTCTCCGTTTGTCACTGTAGGTCACTGACCGCTGTCGGTTGCCAGCCTGGAAAGCATGCCGTCAAAATGAACCGGATCTTGTTCAATCAAGATAAACTTGCGACCCAACGCACGACACGCCATCCCGGTTGTCCCCGACCCCGCGAATGGGTCAATCACGTATTCGCCTGGGTCTGTGTGTACCTGGATCGGGATCTCGATGACCCGTTGTGCCTTTTGAGTTGGATGTACTTTGCCTCGAAATATTTCTGTTACATCGGTCCACACATTGGTCCGGCGCAAGTATTCCGACTTGGCAGGGTATTTCGCATTGTACCCGGCATAACCACGTTTCTGGTCCAGCAAAGGGATGTTGAACCTTCGCGGTTTCTTGGCGTCGCCGTGCACCCAATACGCGCACTCCTCGCGCGTCCACAAGTAGTTGTTCTGAACGCCATACGCCCTTTTCTTTGACCACGTGATCAGATTGGCCAACTCGAGTGAACCAACTTGTTCCGTCTCGACCAAATAGCGCAAGAACGCACGACTGCCGGGCTTGCCGATTCCTCCCCACACATACAGCGCGCCGCCGTTCAAGACCAAGTCGGCATAAGTTCGGGTCATGTCGCGCAAATACAGAGCCAGATCACCGTCGGTGATGATGTTATCCCACGCCTCGTTGACGATTCCACCATACGGTGGGTCGGCGATCATCAACGGCACGCCCTGGCCCGCAATCTGCCAAACGGTATCCACTACGGACGGGTCCATGCAATCGCCGCAAATGGCCACGCCATCCTGGAAATGATGCACTTTCATTTTCGACGAGACTCCGCTGGATGAAACTCGCGTTCGATCAAGCCGCTAGGTATGTCCACTAAACGGATCGACGAGCTGGTTTTCCAACACCAGTCCGCCCACAGCGCGGCCCACTGGTTGTCAGGAATGTTGTCTTGGATAGTGATCCAATAGCCAACGATTGGCACTCGATAATCCATGCGCTTCATGACGTTCATTTCCGAAAGTCGACGCTTTCGTCGTCAAACATCAAAATCCCAGTTTGCACGGCTTCCTTGTATTTCTCATGACGATACATCTGGACGCGAATTTCGCGCAACGCCCGCAAGTGTACGCTCCAGCGCCCAGTCCCTCGCTTACTAGCGGGAATATCGCCATTTTCGGCCCACCGTCGCAGCGTCCGCATGGATATCCCTTGCAAGTATTTGTGAAACTGGACAATGGGCATCCAGTCCACTCCTGGCAATGAGTCCCAATCTAGTGAAGAGACGCCATCTTCCGTTGATACCTCAGGTTCTTTTTTTCGTTTAGCTTGTTCCATTGTTCCACCCAGCCGGCCAGCGCCACTTGGGCGTCGGCCACGTAATTCACAGCCAGCGACTTCGCTTCGCTAGAAGATAACGGTTCCGCCAATTGCTCGAGCAACACCGGTCTATCCAGTGCTGGTACATGCTTGGATATGTCAGCCAACATCTCATAGCTGGCGCACAACGCAGCGATGTCTCCTTCGTGGATCGTTTTGTAGAATACACACACAAGATCGTGAATCACTTCGCCCTCAAGACGGCGGTTCCACTTGGCTATATTTCGTAGGTTGTCGATAGCCCCGCCCAGTCTCCAGACGTTGGGTGTCTTGCGAAGGTCGGCCAAACACCATGCGGCAACGGTATTTGGTGCACCTTGGATGTGAGCCACCACCTCGGCGGCTGTCACGCTTGGAATGATCCCCGGACGCGCTAGTTCACTGGTCATAGCCGGCCTTTCGGACAAGCACCCGCCAGTCGCAGTATCTGGGTTCGCGCATGCCCCTGGCTCGCCACAACACCCTGGCAGCGTGGTGGTGTTCATACTTGTCCGGAGGTTGTCCATTGTTCAATTGCGTCCCCAGGTCCCAGGCCATCAAAATCAACTCTTCGATTTCGTCGTCGCTCACAAATATCTGCCCACCGTTATGTCCGCTCGTGGGTTATCCCGACTCAAATCGGCAAACGCGATCAGCGTGCGAACCATCGCATCGTCCGGCCACACAATCCCATTCAGACCGTCGGATATAGCCTTCAGGTAGTTGTCCAAATCGCCGGCCCGCCGAACCCGGTATACGGTCACCTGGAGAGCGTATTCGCCAGGAACGTTGGCCCATCCTGTTCGTTTGACGGCGGCACGTGCATGGTCCCCCACCAGATACTCGTATTCACGTGTTCTGGCAGGGGTATACACGCGACCATTTTTGGCTAGACGGGGACGTTGTTTCGGCACCGGCACGCCAGGGACGGTAAAGTCAAGCAAAGCTATAGAGGCATATTGGCTAAGTAAGTTAAGGTTTCCAGGTAACTGCATCCAACCCAATAATCTTACCGCAATGATTGCAATTTGCAAGTCAAGTCAGACACTTATGGCCTAAAAGAGATCGTACTTGGGTCGAATTTTACTTTGATCGTGCCACACGGGCCGCTACGATTTTTAGCAACGATGATCTCGGCGACACCTGGATTATTACCGGGCTTATAGTATTCGTCGCGATACAGAAACATGACGCAGTCTGCGTCCTGTTCGATGGATCCGGACTCTCGCAAGTCGCTGAGTTGAGGTCGCTTGTCGTCTCGCCGCTCGACTTCCCGATTGAGCTGGGATGCTACGATAACCGGCACACCCAAGGTCTTGGCCGCCCCCTTGAGCGCACGTGTGATGGCCCCAATTTGCTGATCCCTGGTGTCGGCCTGGGACACGCCCATTAGCTGCAAATAGTCGACGATAATGGCTCCTTTGGGGAAACCTGATTTCCGAAACACAGCACGACTGGAAGAGATGATCGAATGCACCGGTGCACCAGGCATGTCGTCCAGCCACATGGGGTTACCACCTAGGTGATCAAACGCCTGTTTCAGACGCCCCATCTCATCCAAATTCAGTGCTCCCCCGTCAGTCTTGTGAAAGCCAATCCCCGAGTACCTACAGGCCAGCCGCAGCATCACCTCCGAGGTTGGCATTTCCAAGCTATAGCCGGCCACGGTCTTGCCAGATCGGGCGATATCGCATCCCCACCCAAACAATAGCCCCGACTTGCCTTGCCCAGGTCTGGCTCCAACCAGATACAACCTGCCGGGTTGGAACCCACCAATCGTCTTGTCCAGCTCCGCAAAGCCGGTCGATATCCTGGACTGGGGGTCTGGCCGCTGGCTAGCGCGGACCCACCCAAGTTGGGCCGCTTGCCGCGAATCCAACAAGCTGGATCCTGGGCGGTCGTTCCCCAATGCGGTGATCTCGTCGGTGATCTCCGAAATCAGTTGGTCTGCATCCTTGGTGAGGAATGTCCGGTGCGGAATGTCACCTGCAATCTGGGTGATCCGCCGCACCAGGTACGTCTTGCGCAATCCATCCAGATACTCGGACATTGCGTGTCGTCCGTACGACATGCCGGCCAGCTCGGCACACTTGTCTGCCACCAATGGGCAGTACACTGCGACACTGGTGGCGTCGGGTGTTCTACCGTGACCGACCATCTCGCCGATCACCTGGTAGATTTTTGCGTTCGTCGGATCGCCGAACCAATCAACCTTGGCGCCAGCAATCAGATCCTCTCGACACTCGGCGTCCCCCAACGCCGCAGCCAAGATTTTTTCCTCGAGATGCTTCACTTGCCATCGTCCTCGAGATCGCGCAATCGTTTGGTCATGCGCTTGATCTCGGACTCTTGTCGTCGGGTTCTGGCCTCAAGGACCATTACAACCCGCCACAAATCGATCTGGGCAATCTCGGGGATCGGAATGCCTGCGCGTGCAATTCGTCGGATCCCAACCAGCTTGTTACGAATAAATGAACGCGGCCTCATGACGCCACCTCGTCCAGATTAACTTGGGCGACCACGGGGCTGGTGACTGTGGAACGAAACACGACGCGCCCCGGTTCGGTGTCGACTCGCCAGACAAACCCCAATGCACCATCGGAAGTTTCCACAACGTCCTCAAAGGACTTCCATTGACCGTCTGGCCCCTGGCGATCCGTCGCCGGCCCATTCCCTTGTAGACGCCTCACGCGCTTATTCGTGTAATCCACCTGGTAGACCGACCCGCTGCTTGTTGCGTATGCCACAACTTGTGGTCGATGATTACTCTGATCGAAATTTGTCGAGTCTGGATTCGAGCCATTCTTGAAGCTCGATCCATCCTGAGTGCCGTTCGTCGTCATTTCGGTATCGAGTCTTGCGGTCAATTTCTTGAGCCAATTCATGCGCTAATTCCTCCAGCAAGTGGTCCCCAATCCTTGAAGCAAAGCGCCGTATAAGCCGTTGCACCTCCTCTGCCTCCACCGGGGAGTACCAAGCGCCACGCATGGCAATCACCATCAGGCTCTTCATGGCTTTTCGAGGTACCGAAACGGACATTCACAATCTCTAGCCGACGATTGTCGTCGTCGCAACACTTGGGACCCGGTTGATATGTCGCCGCAACATGCGGGTATTCGGCGATATGTTCGGAATTTGCGGGCCAGGCGCGCACACGCCCATGCCGAGGACCACCCGGTGTGACCACTCGGTCCAACCCGGCTGACCTTCGGAGCATCCCAGGATGGAATCGCGCGTAAAACACTAATGCAAATACATATACGAAATATCTTTAGATACTTTGGATATTATGTATTCATACTTGGTATTTGTAATACTTGGATCTTCGTTCTTAAGTCTTGACTTAAAGCAAGAATATACATGCAAGCCTGGCTAGCAAATACTAGATCCAATACAGAATACTTGCTTAAATACTCTAAGACTTGAAGCAGAAGATTTACTTGAAATCTCTAAGACTTGTTTCTGATCTCCAGTATCTTACTTCAAGTATTTGTATTATTACTGGAATACAGATCACATACAAGATATATATAATATATAATATATATACCCCGTCTCCCCCCAATTTGCCCGAGATTATTGCAAGTAGCCGTTTGCCTCGCAGGAGAGGCCCAGTAATGGAGTTTTTGGGGCCGTTGGCTAGAGGTGCCGCCATAGGGTGCCAAAGATTCCATCTAGGGCCATTCCCGCGCCAGCAATCACCATTCAAACGTGGGTGCGTCGCCGTACTGGTACTGGGAGGGCGGGCTGACGGTCCCCGAGGCCCGGAATCGGTCTGGGTTACATGCGAGATACTGTAGGTTCATGCCGGTCTTTACCCACCACGCATCCCGGAATGCATTCCGGACTATGTCCAGCGCTTCCGGTAGCGGAAATCCAGCCGCCAAGGTGCACGCTGCCTTGTAGTACATCGGGCGAACGGTGGGTTTTCTGCCATTCAGCGCCAGCGTCGCCATGTCTCGCCACAAATCCAAAACCTGCCGTGCGTTGTCGTCGAACGGGTTTTTCGACTTGGTTGACTTGGTTTTCGACTTGGGAGATTCGGGATTTGTCAGTTTGAATTTGGTCATATTGCACCTGTTGAAACGAATGTGGCGCCGGAATTACCGACGCCACCGATTATTTCGTATTCGCTACTCCTCCTTTGCCTCCGATGACGCAAATGTCATGCGACTCGACAACCGTTTCCTGGAACTCCTGGCCGTATGATTGCAATGCCTCTCCGTAGGGGACCCGTACCAACGGCTGACCACCTCGCGCTCCGTCGGGATACGCAGTAAACCCCCTTAGCCTGGGCGCATAGGTTGCCAACGTCTCGGCGAAGGATTGCACCGTATCGGGATTGTTTTCGGGCGAGCCCCATGCCGGCAGATTGATCGTGCTGGATATGGACATGTCGACGTAATCTTGGATGTCCGCCTGGAATGCGATTCGACGTGCGGGATCTCGAGCCAGGTCAATTGCACTTTCGATGGACTCCGGATCAACTCCGTATTTTTCGATCACCCTTTTGGCAGTTGAGTCGACCACAAGCTGGTACATCCAGTCCTTGCCGTTCTTTAGGTACCGCCGCTTATAGGCGACTGCATACAGCGGTTCGATACCCGTCGTCGTACCGGCCAAGATCCCAATGGTCCCCGTCGGAGCAATCGCACGACACGCAACCGGCCTGGAGATTCCCAGTGCGTCCGCCACTTCGTCCGCTGTTTGTCGTGATACGTCTCGATAGACTTGTAGCCATTGCCGCAACTCGTTGTTCATTTCGTAACGGTATCCGCGCTGTATCAGCCATTCGTGCACCCCCATCAACCCAAGCCCAAGACGGCGGTTCTTGCGTCGGATCTCGTCGACCTTGGCGTACGGCAAATCCGCAACCATTGTTCCACACAACAAAAAGATCGTGGCAGCTCGCACCGCGTCGGCAAACTGGGGCAACGTGTCTATTCTCCCCAGGTTGATGCTACCCAGGTTGCACACGTCACTGTCGTCCTCGCTGGACACTTCGGTGCAGTTCGAGATGATGACTCCGTCTGCACAGAACGTATGCTCCGGAACACGTACGTCGCAGCAGTACACAGGCTCTTCAAATTGTTCGAAGACGACATCTGTCACATAACAAGGATTGTTATCTCCGTGTGGAAAACTGACTTCCAGCTCGTCTCCCTTTGCCAGTCGCCACGCTTGTAGTCGAATCGTAGGCTGCCCGTCCACCTTGACTAGAAATGGATGTCCGTAGTCAGCTTTGATTTGTCGACCATTGGACATGTGTATAGAAACAATTGGAGCACTCGGATAAGTTTGCTTGAACACCGTTTGCGCCCATTGCTTGCCAGTCCATACGGTAACCGGCTGGTCAATGATATCCGCAATCCGAGTGTACCCGATGTCCGTCAATACCGACGTATCTGCCGAAACAGGTGCATTCCGCAGTGTTTCGTTCTGTTTTGCGCCGAAATTGAACGAGAACCCTGGCTCGCCCGTCTTCAGCGCTTGGCGTACGTTTTCGACAAACGTTGGATGCATTCGATTCGCCAGCCAGGCGTCGTCGTAGTTCAGGCTAATGTTGGTCATGTCCAACGGTGCCGGCCAGTTGAAATCAGCCTCTTTTAGATCGGCAACCGTGCGTTCCGTTCCGGGCACGCGCATGTCACGCCAATTCTTGGCCTTCAAAAAGTCACCGGCGTCGGGGTGTTGCCAGTTCAGCGACGCATAGATCGCAGAACGCCTGGAGCCGCCTTGCATCACTTCGCGACCAATCTCGTTGATCATACGCATCTTGGAGATGGGACCGGATGCAACTCCGCCCGTTCGATTCAGCCGCGCACCACGTGCGCGGTACACGCTGTAATCAACTCCGATTCCGCCCCCCGTGCTAAGGCACCGTTCCGCTTTCCAGCTTAGATCGGCCCAATCCTCGCGCGTATCTTCTATGGCTCTCAGCAGATAGCAATTGTTGTACGCCTTGTAGGAACGACCTGCGTAATACAAGTATCGTCCACCTGGCAGAAACTGGTGCGTTGCAATCATCTGGGCAACATGATTATGTGCGTCACGCAAAATGCCCATGTCGTTGGTATTGATGACGGGCATGATCACTGCGTCGGCAACACACTTGGCGCGTTCCGCCCATGTCTCGGTGGCAGACGCGGCATACTTGAATTTGAAAATCTCGAGTCCCAAGGGATTGTCGGCAAAAACGTCCATTATCTCTCCGGTGTTGATTATGCAGACGAAAAAATCCGGTTGCCTGACGACAACCGGATCTCAATGATTACTTGTTCCAGGAAAAAACTAGGCCATCAAAGTCCAAGCACCTCGTCCAACGAGGCTATTTCGCGGGTGTGATATTGCCGCTTTGATTTGACCGATTCGGTCAACTGCACAATGAGACCGGATGCAGCTGACGTGGCCGTATCTCCCTTGGACGAATAGCGACCAACGCTCAATACCCATGTCTTGGACTCCAATTGGTATGACGCACGAACTTCGACTTGCCCTCCCGTGTCCGCTCGGTACAGCCTGCAAATGGTGTCGCACATGGCCGTTAATTCGTTCATCGTTTCCTCTTGATCCTAACTAGTGTTGCTTCGGCGACGGTTGCGGCATTGACGTACCGCAAAAACTTGCGTGCTACACATCTCGTGGCGCGGAACACCTTGCGTCCGCGTTTGAAATCCACCCAATCGATCCCAGGTAATCCCATTTCCTCACGCGTTGTAGACTCCACTAACCAGCAGCCCATGATTGACTTTACCGCCCAGTAGTGCTTTTTCATAACTACCCCTAGGTTAATGGCCCAACACTAAAGCTCGGAGGCTGCCCCACCCCTCGAAGTTGGCGACCCTGCCGAGAACGGGGGTCGCTACGTGTTCAAACGGACTGTGATGCCCGTCACTTAATAGGCGTTCATAAAGTTTCACATCTGCATCTAGGTCACGAACACCTTGATGATTAAGGTACGAAACCCGAGCGCACCGCGCCACGGATATTTTGCATCTTTGAAAAATCGGTAGGTCCATCTCCGCAGGGGTCACATATGGCGTATGCCATTCTGCGGCTCGTAGCGTCTCCGGTTTATTCCCATCGAGTGCCGATTTCATTTCTGTCGCCAGCTTTTCTATTTCTGGTTGGGCGTGCGTCGAGATGCGTTGCACGAAGAAATTGTTCCATTCAGTTGCCGTGACGATCACGGTGATCGGCAAAAAAGGCTCAAGAACGCGGTTTACAACTTGTTTGTGCAAACCCATCCCAGCCCATCGCTCGGCCACGTCTGCCGTGTGCCTGGCCAGCTCATGCCATTCACGCCGAATCGTGGCGATCATCTCGTCGTCCAGCTCCGTGTCGGCAGACATTCCGCTGCGATTACGCCCCCACGCAATCGGTTCTGCCGGATTGTTTCGTACCTGGGAGACCAGCTTGTTGTTCGGGATCGCCCGACTTGATGCGGCATTCCTCGAGAATGCTCGATGCGTCATAAACTCCGAATGAATGAATCGGGGGTAACGTACCTCTATGGTCGTTAGACGTTGCCCAGTCAGGTTTATCGAGTCGGCGATAATTTTTGCGTATATCGTAGGTTGTTCCATATTCTCCCTCATAGTGAGCGCCTGTACTTGCCTGTGGACCTTGCGGACTTGATTTTGCGGGCCAGCTCCCACCGCGACCACGGCGGCTGACATTTGGCGTTCCATTCCGACATCACCTGCATTGCCAGGTCGTCGTCCAAACCCCACCCGTGCACCAGTTTGCACGCCACCAGAAACGTGTGTGCATGCCCCCCCTGGCCTGCGATTGCGCCCGGGATCGCCTCGAGGTAACGTTGGATGCGTGTCATATCCATTGCGGACGGTTGACGAGGGGGCATTGCGGGCGTGGCTGGCAATTCATCCGGACGTGCGACCAATCCGTTCAGCCACTCCGGTGCCGGACCGGTGTCGCTCGGATGACCCATCAACCATCTGTAGGTGCCGGTGGGTGTCACACTGGGGAATGCGACAAAATATCTGCTATCGCCTAGTAGATCGATCCCATCGCCCAATTTGCTGCGCAACTTTTGATTGTCGCTCAGCTTGAACACATAGTGCTCTCCGCCTTGGGCCGTAGATTGCACGCATGCCGCCTCTAGCGGGCCGTGCGTAAATTCCAGATCCGCCAATGTGGACCAGCCTCCGTTTCTCGGGTCTACGTCTAGTACCCAGATTCCACTAATGGGGCCGGTTGCAATCCCTAGATTTGCTGTTGCGCATTCGGCAAACCACGCCTTGATCGTGGCCGGGTCGTGCGTGGCGTCGTGCACACCGCGCCTAGTCATAGGCCGTTTGCTATGGGGCCATAACGGGATTACCGCCAGACCAGCCGCTGCATATTCCAATGCCGATTGCAGTGTGCTCATTTTGCAATCGCTCCGAACAGATCCCCCTGACACGGGTTGTACTTTTTCGAGGGTCGCGAGCGGTCGAAATAGTTCCAATCGAATCGCGGAAACATCGCCGTCAATAGACGTAAATTCGGTGGCCAAACCATGGTCTCCCACAAGTAATGCCGATCAAACTCGCCAGTAAATTCCGAGGCATCTATGGCCACCAACGGACTACAGGATCCGTCGAGCACGACGTAGTTGATCTTGGTGCCTGCCGTTATCTGCAAGCCTTTGGCCAATTGCGAACGTGCGATCTGCACGTGTACGGGTGCATTGCCGGATGACTTGTATTCTTCCAGTGGCCTGGAAATGCCCTTGGTAATCTGGATGACTTCCAGCGGCAGGTCGTCAGTCAAAACGTGCTGGCGAAACTCTGCAACGGCCATGAAATATGGGTCAACGGTGGTTTCACCTGTCGCAAACATCTGGATGATGGTTCCTTGTAAATCGCGGGCCAGGCGCGATGTGTCCCCTCGCTTGATTTCCAGCCCCTTGACTTCTGGTTTCGAGTCCGGGCGGGCGGGCTTCCCCTTGTAGTGCAAGTATTTTCCGACATACCTTTTTGCGGCGGTAAACACCAATCTTGAAAACGCCTTTTCGTATGCCAGCTTGACCTTGTTGACCGCACATCCTGATTCTGCCGTCAGGCGCGGATACAGCTCGTCGTTGCAGCGTTTGACGAACGCATCGAACTCTTGGACAGACGCGCCAGTGACAAACAACGAGTCCGTGTCTCCGTAGATCGTCTTGGACGCAGGCATCACCTGGCGAGCAAACATCACGGTCTGTTTCAGCAGCCACTGCCCGTTCAACGTGGTTGACTCTACGATGTCTCGATCATAGTACCGACTATATGGGGTTCCAACGACCCCGTAGAACGAGTTGGCAACCATCTTGTATGCGTTGGTTCGCCTTTCAGCGTCCTTGGATTCGGGGGTTCCGGGCGCCATAGACGCACGCACCTGATTCCAATGGGCACGCAAATCCAATAGCGCCTGTAGTGCAGTACAGATAACGCCCGGTTTGGTTGCGTCCGTACGCAACCCCGTGCCTGGGCTGGTGCATGTTCCCGTAGGTGACTTCGCATCTGGACTGAGATTCCACGCGATCATCACCGATGGGTACAGCGATGCAAAATCGCACACGTGTACGTTCTCGATAATGCCAGTTTCGGTGGGCTGCATGACGAACGCCCCGGTGTACTTGGTACTCTCAAGCTCGTCCGCATAGAACTTGGTCGGGAACCGGATGCCGTTCGCTTGGCCAAGCCGCAACATAAACATATCGACGAATACGGTCGGCTTCAGGCTGGCTGAATCGGGTTGCACTCCGCACGCTTCGCACACAGTTTGATGCAGCTCCAGGTAACCTGTTTTTTCCTCGATACGGCGTAGCAAGTCGGTATCTTGTACGCAGTATTTGACAAGTGTGCTCCTTAGAGTTGGATCTTGCCAGTACCTATAGGATTGCGATGCATCCACATCGTGCTTGCCTTCGCCCAGCAACATCGTTGCGACGTGATCCAACTTGAACGAAACCTTGTCCTCGCCAGATTCCGCGCTCGAGATGTTGTACCGCTTGTATACCTGAAGCTGATCCAGCCAAAGCCATCGACGAATGTCTTTGACCGGTACCTTCAAGTGGTCGATCCTCGCTAGGATAACGGGCTTATCGAACATGTCCGAGTTCCAGCCGACGATCTGATCGTACTCTTCCAAGTGATGCACCAGGCTTTCCAGCAACTGGTATTCGGCTTCGTCCGAATCCTCTTTCAAGACGCCAGAAACGTGCTCACCGGACGGTCCCACCAGCGCCCAACACAACACGCGCGCGTGGCCCGCAATGGCGTCGACGAATGGCACCCTGCTATCGGTTTCGATGTCCAAGTACACTCGACGGGGACGCTGGATCTGGATGTTGTTGTCAATCATCCATCGTTTCAGAACCGACACGTCTCCCTCGTATGTCGCAAACCCCTGGGAGACCATCTCCCGGCAGAATTGCTCGCGGTGATCAACGAACTCTCGTCGTCCCTTGTCCCAGTGCCCGCTGGAAAACGTAGCTCGCCAATAACGGCCTGTCTTTTCCAGCCCAACGACCCTTTGATCCAGGAAACGATCCTTGGGGACAACGTCATCAAAAAAGGCCACCGGTTTCCCAGTGGCCATCTTCAGTCGTAATGTACCCTTGTCGTCGAAATACAGTGCGCTAATCGTGTTTTTTGTTTGCCACGCGCGAACAATTTTCACGTTTCACCTCGAGTAAATACAGCAAAGGTACGCATATGTTGCCGGCCAGGATGGCGACCAGCGGCTGCATTCCAAGCGACGGAGCGATGTACATCACTGCGCCGGTAGCAATCATTCCGGTTGCCAATTTGTGAACATGCCGGGTGCCAACCATCAGCCACACAATGTGACCGATGGCGACAATCGTTAACGCCGCAAACACAAATTGCAGTGTCATGGCTTAGGGTCACCCGACATACCCAATAGGCCATATCCAGCAATATCCCGGTAAGGGGACTCGCCGAATGCATCCTTGGCGTTTGCGATCCGGAACATCTTGTCGATGATTCGCGTCAACGCCAGCATGTCCTTGTATTGAGCAACCGAGATCCCATCGGGATACAGCACCCTGAGGATCTCGTGTGCGCGACTAAATGAATCGCCGTACGCTGATTGTTTTTCGGATACCAATTGTCCGACCGATTCGCCAAGTGACGCGAAATCAATTGTCCCCAACTTGAACAAAAACATGTGGCTGGAGTCGTATCCAGTCACCCGGAATCCGCCCTCCCACAACACCGAAAATTTTCCTTCGTCCACTGAGTCAACAACACCTTTGCGACCGTTGCTTAGCTGATACAGGATCTGACCAACGACCATCACGATTCTCCCTTTCGTTTGGACATTTCGCGAAACTCGATTTCGGCGGCCCATTGGATCAGCAATGCCGCCAGCGCGACCAACCGCAGTCGCAACAATCCAGGATCTGCCGCTGCATATACCCACATGATCTTTTCGGAGATCCGATCTCGCCACGTAAGTTGGCCCAACAGTGCGTGTATCTCGTTTGCCGCAACTGTTTTCTTGTAGTTTTCCTCGAACCCCTCGGATGGACCGTCGCCCAACAATTCGACCGTTGATTCTGACGATGAAACGGTAGACCACAACTTGGAAGTCTCGGTGGCTGATGCTGCGACCACCGGATGTGCTGACTGGACCAATTTCGATAGTTCAGACACCAATTTATTTATACGTTCCGGCGCGTAAATC